ACGCAAGCGGATGGGGCTGAGCGGCATGCGGGCGCGCGCCGTGAAGGTGGCGGTTTGGGTTGTGGTGGCGGCGTGAGTGGCGGGATAACCCGGTGGGCCGATGGCGTAGGCCAAGGGTAGGCCGATTTCATCGTCAGTAAGGGTGAGCGGCACGAGGCGATCATCGAGCAGGACAATTGAGGAACCCGCTGGCGCGGCGCGCGCTTGGGTGCCCGAACAGCCGCGCAAGAGATCACTGAGCGCCCATTGGCCGGGGCCAATCAGCTCGGCCCGGGCGAATTGGACAATTTCGGCGATGCCATCAGGCGGGAGGATGGCGAGGCGGTTTGCCCCTGCCAAAACATCGTTAGGCGCGGCGGAGGCGAGGCTGCCGCCATAAAGCTGGACCATGATCGTGCCGCCAAGCCAACGGTTGGGGTCTCCACTTGGGAGGGCGGCGGTGAGCGCGCCGAGGGTCGCTGGGGCGGTGAGCGTGGCGCGGGCGGGCGCGGTAGCGGGGCCGGTTCGCACGTCCATCAAATTGGGCCATGGCGTGGCGGTGGCGGCGACGAGGAATTGCGGGCTTTGCGGGTCCGTCAGTGGGGCTGGCAGGTCTAGGAACACCACAATGGGGGCCGAGGGGGCGCGCGGCTGTGGCGTTGGCGCGGGCGTGGCGGAGGCAAGGCTGGTGCGCGCGCGGGCTGGCAGGGCGACGAGTTTGGCGCGCAAGGCCCCCTCGCCTTCGAGGCTGGCGATTTTGTAGCTCGGGCCATCGGCGATTAGGCGGACGACATCACCCGCTTCGAGATCGAGCCGCGAGGGTGGCAGGATCAGGCTTGCGGTGGAACGCGCGGCGTTGGCGGCGTTGAGCCTTTGACGGGCGAGCGTTCGGGCGGTGGTTTCAGACAGGGCGGCGGGCAAGGCGGTTTCGAGGCTGGGGCCGGAAGTTGTTGGGCCGGTGGCCGTGACTGACAGCACTTGGCCGGGCTTGGCGGCGTCTAGTACGACAAGACGAGCGCTGGAGGGCGTGTGGGCGTCCTCGTCGCGCACGTAAGACACCGCGCCATTGCCGGTGGCATCCACGCTGAATTGGCTCGCGTCGAGCAGGATTGGCGTGCCCCTGCCCTCCATGAAAAAGCTCAAGCGCCCGGCCTTTTCGCGAACCGACACACCGAAGGCGGAAAGGAAGGGCGCCAAGGCATCGCGCGGGCGGATTGGGCCGTCAAACAGCACGCCATCCAGAATGCCCTCGACGCCGGACACATCAACCGGGGCTAAACCGGCGCGACGGGCGGTGTCGGCGATTAGGGCCGCAAGCGAGAGCGCGCCGACACGGCCGTTCAACCAATGGCCAAGCCGCCAGTTTGGGCCATCACCCCACACCTCAGTAAGCGCGGGAAATTGCGGAAAAGGCCGCGCATCCCATGCCCACAGCGCCAGGGTTTCGGTGTCGATGAAACGCTGGCCGGAGGAGGACAGCGGATTGCGGCCTTGGGCGGGGCTCCACCAATCCAGCACGGTTTCTAATGCGCGGCGCTGCACCAAATCATCAGGCTCACCACTGGAAAAATGCGGCAGCGCGCTTTCAGCACTTTTCGGATCGACAAACACATTGGGCTGGTTGGCCCCGCGATCAATTGCGGGGACGCCCAATTCGCAAAACCGGATCGGCTTTGAGCCGGGCAGCCATGCGGTAGCGGTCGTGCGCTCGACCCCCGCGATGCGCTCCACATGGGGCTGGCTCCACCAGCCGCGCAAATCTTTCGGACGGTAGACGAAGGGTTTGCCGTAAGCCCCGTCGGTGATGAGGGATTTCGTTCCTGAGGCGCGGGCGGTTTCTGAGGCGTAATAGTAGTCAAACCCCTCGCCGGCTTCGATATTGGCGGCAAAAGTGGTGCGCTCATAGCTGAAATCGTCACCGTCTCGGGTGTCCGCTAAGGGGCCATACCAGTCGATACCGACGAAATTGATGTCGGCATCGGCCCACAAAGGATCGAGCGGGAAAAGCAGGTCGCTTCCGGCTTCAGGGGGCACGAAGCCGCCATATTCTGTCCAGTCCGCAGCGTAGCTGAGCTTGGTGGTCGGCCCAAGGAGGATGCGGGCTTGGGCAGCGAGGCTTTGAAGCTGGGCGGTAGCGGGGAAGGCTCCCGTCGCGTCGCGCAGGCGGGTGAGGCCGATGAATTCAGAGCCAATAAGGAATTGATCAACGCCGCCTGCAGCTTTGGCAAGCGCTGCATAGTGCAACACGCAGCGCCGCCATGTGGCCTCTGTTGGGCCTGAATAGGTGATGGTGGTGCCTGAAACCGTAAAGTGAGCGGCGGCGGCGGTGCCGAAGAAGCTCGCGATTTGGGTGGCGGCGGCGGCGGTTCGGTCTGCGCTTGGGGTGTTGCCACTGATGCGACCACGCCACGGGTACGGCGGTTGGCTGACAGAGCCGTCAGCGCTGGGCAACGTGTTGCCTGCTGGAATATCCATCAGCAAAAAAGGCGTGATGCCAATGCTTAGGCCGCGTCTCTTGAGCTCGGCAATCGCCTCGAGAACGCTGGCGTCTGACGGGGTTCCGCCATAGGCGATGCGGCCATAGGAGAGGCTGGGTGTGGCGGTGGCGCCGCGACCCATGCCGGCAACGGACCATGTTTGAGGGCTGGTATCTTTGACACTGGCCTCCACACGCGGGGCGATTTGGCAGATGCCCGCGCGCAAGTCTGACCCGAACCAGCAGACGACGAGGGTGACGTGGGCAAGGTTTGGCAGGGCATCTTGAAGCTGGTCGAGGGCGACCATGAAATCGGAGCGCTCAGCGCTGGCGTGCGCGTTCTCAGTGACGGCATGGCCGGGCGATAGCTGTTTGCGGAAGATGGTGGTGGCGAGCGCAAACTCCCCACAACCGGGGATGAGGTTTACCGCGCGGGTGAGGTTTTCAAGGCTGGGCTCGCCCGGGATCGGCGGCGCGGGGCGCACCACTTCAACGGCGAGGCTGGGGATACGATCGCCAAAATCGTCGAGCGGGAAATCCTCTAGTACCAGATAGGCGAGATCGCGGTAGGCGGGTGCCGCTCCATAGCCTTGGATGGCCTCGATCAGCGGGTCTGGCTCTTGGTTTGGTGTGCCTTTGTACAGGCGGTGAGCGACAAGGTTGAGGTCAAACGGCTCCCCATTGGCCCAGACGCGGCCAAGCCCGGCGATCGTGCCTTCGGCGAGCGCGATGGCGAACGAGATAGAGTAGCGCCGCTCAATCACGCGCGTGCCGGTTTTAGAATTGCCGATGGTGCGCTTGGTGGTGGTTTCTTTGAAGCGGCTTGCCCAAATCACCTGGCCAGCAACGCGCATGCGCCCATAAACCAATGGGATTCCAGCGCCTTCTGTTGATGTTTGAACACGAGGTTGGGCGAGGCGCGAAGGCTCAATGCGGGCGGGCGTGAGGGCGCTGGCTGCTGCATTATCAAGGAATGAGCCCGCAAGAGCACCAGCGGCGCGGCCCAAGGGGCCGAAGAATGCGCCACCGATGCCGGAAAGGATTAGCGAGGCCATGCAAGTGTCTCCGGGAATGAGTAAACGCCGACAAGGCGCGCAGCCCACCAGGCGCCAAACCGGCTCTCCACCACGCCTTGGCCCCAATGGGCATGAACGAAGCGAGCGGCATTCGGGGCGTTCGTAGTTAGGAACCCGGCGTGCGTGGCGCGGCCACCAGGTTCCGGGGCGAACAGCAGAATATCGGCTAAGGCGGGGCTAAGACTTTGGGTGAGCAGAAGGGTTGCAGCGGCTGTTTCAAGGCTGGTTTTGGCGTTCGGGCGCTGTGAATAAGCTGTGGAAAACGCATCGCGCCACACGCCAAGGATGAGCCCTGCGCAATCTGCGCCGACGCCGCGCAGGCTGGCCTCCGGGACGAAGGGTGTGCCGATCCACAACCGGATTTGGGCGACGAGGGCGTCTCGCGTCGTCACGAACGGCGGCCGCCATCCAGTGCGCCCGATGTAGCCGGACCTGCCACCACAGCATCATCCCCCGGCATATGGGGGAAGCCGCGAAAGGCGGGCGCGTTGTTGAACCGCGCGGTGCAGGTGGCGAAACGTCGGTCACACCCGATTGTGAGCTTGGCGGTTGTGCCGGGGGAGATTGGGAGCTGAAAAGCGGTGTCCAATTGTATTTGCAGAACGCCGGAAACGATTGATGCTGAACGGATTGTGGAATTGAGGCCGATGCAAGCGCCGCTGGTGATTTCGACGGTACCATAGGGCAAGGCGATGGCGTCTAGGGCTACAGATGAGACCGAAAGCAGGCCGTTGGTCGTGGCGGCGGTGATAATGGTGCCGGCTGAACGTGAGGTGTCGGTGAGGTCGACGCCGCAGCGCGTGTCGCCGAGGCGGGCGTCGCACAGCCTTGAAAACACCCGGCCCGTTTTGGTTTCGAGCTTGGCTTCCAGCCCCAACACTTCGGCCTGAAACGATGCACCGCGCCGCGTGATTGTGCCTACGGTGCCAGACCAGACCGGAACAATTTCACTCGGTTGGGCCCAGCTGACGCGGGACAGCGTGACCCCCGCCCCATCCCAGCGCCCCGCGATGATGTCGGCGTCGTTGATGGCATCATCAGTGAGGACACCGCTGAGGGCGGTTTGGTCGGTCGGGAGGGCATCATTGCTGTCGTGCTCGCTGAGGCTAAGGGCGGCGTTGGCGCGGTGAAGCGTTCCCGCGATGGAGAGGTCTCGGTCATGGTCGGTGGTGCCGAGGGTGAGGCCATCGGCGCGCCGCAGCGTGATCGCCCAGCACAACGTGGTGGTTGGGGTGGTGAAGCTGGCGGGAAGCGTGCGCATAGGGTGCCTTTTATGGTTGTTTTCCTCGCCCGCTTGCCGGGGAGGTGGATCGCAAAGCGAGAAGGTGGGGGAAGAGGATTGAGCGAGAGTGTGGTGGCCGTGCCCCCTCCGTCAGCCTTTGGCTGACACCTCCCCCGCGAGCGGAGGAGGAAACGTGTCAACCACAGCCTTTGGCTGAAACGTCCCCTGAAAGCAGCTGGCGATCACAACACTTCCACCAGGGGAACCGAGACCACACGGGCGCTGGTGAAGGCGTCTTGGGTGGCGTCGAGGTGGTCGGTGTCGAAGCGGACGATGGTGTCGAAGACATAGCCTGCTGTGATGGCAGCGCCGGTTGCTGGCGCGGTGGGAAGGGTGATTTGGCCAGTGGTGTGGTCGATAGCGGCGGGCGTTACCGGGGTTGAATTGATTGCGATGACGACGCTGCCCGGCACAGGCGCACGAATAGGGCGGGTGGTTGTTCCGGCGCTGTCGGCATAGGTTCGTGACAGGAAGAAAATTGTTTGGGTTCCGTTGCCTGTACCAATCCGTTGATCAGTCGTGCTTGGTGTTCGCGAGGGCAGGCAGGACTTGCAATCGGTGATGTCGCGGAAACGGAAGGCGTGCAGACGGCCATTTCGGGCTTCAAAAAAGCTGATGAGGCGATGGAGATCATCGAGGCTGGTGATGGCGGTGCCGACATCGTAACGGCGGCGGCCTTGGGACCAGACGGCGTTGCGTTCTTCTTGGCCGGAGGCGAGCGTGGTGATGTCGGTGCGCCGTTCGGGGCCGCCGCTCGCCCCGCGCGCCAGCGCGAGGGGGAATGACACGTTGTGAAAGCTCATGCGCGTTGGCTCCCCGAGGCGACGACGCGGGCAAGCGCGGTGGCGATTTGGCCGGCGGAGCGACGGAGATCGTTGGCGTTCGCTGAACCCATGGCGACGTTTACGGTGATAGACGGGCCGCTCGGGCTGGAAATTTGGCCCGTGGTAGCCGGGGTGAAAAGCTCAGGCCCGCGTTCGCCGACGAGATAGGCGTGGCCGGAGGTGACTGGGCCGCCCGCCGCGCGCGCGCCGCCGAAGCTGATGCCGGAAAGAGCCCCGGAGATCACCGATTGGAGCGGCCCGGTGACGGCTTGTTGCACCGAGACACGGGCCAAATCGGTGAGGATCGAGGCGACCATAGCGCGGACAGAAAGCTCTCCTGTACGGGCGGCATTCGTCAGCGCCCCGGCGATGCGGCCACCTGCACGGTCAAACGCGGTGCCGAGCGCATCTGCGGCGGCGCGCGCGGGGCCATCGGTGAAAGCTGAGAGGGCCTGGGCGGCGGCGTCTAAGCTACCGTTTAGGCTGGTTGGTTGGGAGTCAATCGGGTCCATTTTTAGGTGACCTCTGTTGGGTGTGTGTCAGGGAACCGCTCAATAAGCGCAGTTAGGGTGGCGCGGTCGGCGGTTGGCGCGTTGAGGGGGGCGGTAAGGCTTCGCCATTCGCGCAGAGACAGGGCCCAGAATGCGTCCGGGCTTAGACCGAGGCTAAGACCTGTGCTGAGCCATTGGCCCCACGGGATTGATTGGCCGCTCATTTTACGGATTGCTCGCTGCAAAGGCTTCAGCGATGGCGAGTGCTGCTTGGTTGGGGTTGGCGTTACGGGCTTGGCTGCCATCACCGCCGCCTGCGCGCATCAGGGTCGCTAACACCACCACCATGTCGCTCGCCGCGGCGCGACGAAGGGCGGCTTCGAGTGTTGCTAGGTCAGGAGCCGCGAAGGCATGCTCAAGCTCGGCTAATGCGCCGAGAGTGAGGCGGAGGCGGTGCTGCTGGCCGTCAATGGTGATGGTTACATCGCCGCGCTGGGGGTTGCAGACCAGCGCGCTCATAATGCGGTGAACCCGATGGAACCCGCCGAGGCGAGCGTGATCGCGAAGGTGGCTTCGCCATCATGGTCGCCTGCATAATCCAACGTCGCGACTTGGAAGGGGCCTTCCAGCGTTCCAAAGTCAGGGATCACCAAACGCCAAGTCCGCATATCTTGGGCGAAAAAACTGGTGCGGACGAGGGCATCAGAGGCGGCGTCGCGAAACACCCCTGCCCCGGACACGGTGGCGGATTTAACGCCAGCATCCGCGAGAAGCTCGCGCCAGCGCCCGGTGCTGTCTGCACTCGTGGCATCCACGCTTTGGGCGTTGAGCGATATGGTTCGGGCCCGCAGGCCTGCGACGCCAACGAAGGTCGGCGTCGCTGCGCCGTCTGAAATCTGTACGAGAATGTCTCTACCACGTTGACCGGGCATGGGTTTATCCTTTTTGAGGCTATAGGGGTTCAGTACGGGCGCGCAGGCGCAAAAGGCCGACCATGGCTGTGCCATCGAGGGTGCGGAAACTATCGGCGAACGTGGCGCGCAGGAGGATGAGACGGTGGCCTGTGAGCGCAAAGGTGGCGTTATGGGCAGACGTTTTCAGCGCGTTGAGCGCGGCCATTACCTCGGCGCGGCCATCGTAAAATGACCAGACGCTCAGCGTGAAGATGTGAGCCTCGCCTTGTGCCTCGTCGGCATCGGCGGGCGTGGTTTCCACCCGCGTCCATACGCCATAAGGGAACTGCGGGCTCTCCGGCACGCCATCCCAAAGCCGAACCGGGTTGCCAAGTGTGGCGCGCACGGTCGCATCAGCGGCGAAGCGGGCTTGCAGGGCAATTTGTAGGGCGTAGGCCGCACTCATGGCGCGACCTCGGTGACGTTCAGATACTGAAACGGCTCGCTTTGATGGCCGCGAATAATGCCCTCAATCCGCCATGTGCGACCGTCGAGGACGGCTTGCCAGCCGGGCTTAACGTCAGTTCGGGCGCGCAGGATGAGGCGAGCACGCTGGAGCGCGACGGCCCTGCCAGACACGACAGCAGGTGTGGAACTTGCCCCTTCGAGAAAGGCCCAAACGGTCGCGACCGTTGCAAAGCCGAGGCTGGCACCACCGGCTAGGTCTGCGGTGCGGACCGGGGCTAAGAGGGTGGCGCGTTGGCGCAACATGCCGATGGGGACCGGGCGCTTCATAGCCGCGGCTCCTGCCAAGGGGCGATTAGGCGAGCGATATCTGAGGCTTCTGGGCCTTCGCTGCCATCGCGACGTGCGTAAAGATGGGCCACGACGAGGCGGACAGCTTGGAGGAGCGCGGGCGGAATGGCTTCGAGTGCGCCACCCGCGTTGAACTCCACCGCGATACCCGATTGCGCGCGGCCGGGTGTCGGCAACTGACTGGGCGATAAAAACAAAACGCGCGCTTCGTCGGGATCGGGGTCGAGCGCCCAAGCGGTATTGGCGAGCGCGGCTTCGTCTCCAGAGGTATTGATAACTGTGACGTTGTGAACAGAGGACACAGGGCCGAGCGCAAGCTGAAGCCCCTTCCCGCTTGGCGGCCAAGCATCAAAGCGCTGCTTCACGCGGCGGGTGAGCATCGCGCGACCCGATCGGGCTTCAATCGTGGCACGCGCCGTGGCGATGAGGCTGGCGATGAGGGCGTCGTCAGCACTATGTTCGACGCGCAGAAACAGCTTGGCGTCAGACACAGAGAGGGGTTCACCGCT